AATTTTTCCATCTAATCTTCTGAAAGGTTATCATTCAACTTCGGGGGAATAACGATATCGTTCGGTGTGATCACCGTGTATTTGTAATTATACCTTTTACAGGTTAAAATTGCAAGGTTGTCGTCAACTTCAATAACCTTCATCTCTTGATCTTCTTCTTCCTCAAACTGCATTGCATAACGCTCTGCATCATCCTCCTCTTGGAACATAAACAGTACCTTTTCACCATACCTGTTAGCAACAGCATAGGCACCTTCGTCTAGTTTATCTTTGAGGGTAAGAAGATACATTATTCGACCTCACAGGCTTGAGAGTAAATCTTCTGAAGAATACTTTTTATAACAGTTCTATCACCTTCAAATTCAGATTCATCAATATAGCGATTTAAAATACTAATCGTGTTCTCAGTTTCTTCAACTTCAAAAGTTTCACTTTCAGTAAAATTAAAGTTCTCTACAATTTTCAGTTCTTGAATTCCGGAAGAGTATAACTTATCTATAAATTTCTCAAACTTCTTAGGTTCTGATTTTTTCTTAACAATTACTTTGACGATTTTACTTTCAAATTCCCTAGTATCAAAAGTTTGATATGGGGTGTCTTCATAGTAGATGTGATAAAACAAACGAAAGGGATTGTCGACATGTTCATGATCTAATGTTTCAGTATCAAAAATAGTAAACCCTCTAGGATCATTCACATCATTCCAGAACATTTCATAAGGATTTCCTAGGTAGAAGATTCGTCCGTCGTTTGATCGTGTATGGTAATGACCCGAAAATGTCCGCTTGAACTTGTCAAATAATTCGCTCGCCATACCGTCTTCCATGACGTGTCCGCGATGCGCTCTAAATCCGTTGAGCTCAAGGTGCCCCATCGCGATCTTGCTAGTTGAATCTTTAATCGATTCGATACTGCTCTGAGTATTTTCTGCATTGATCCAAGGTATAAAAAGTATGTTTAAGTTATCTAGAACAACTTCAGTACATTCAGAGTATACATGCACATTCTTATACTGTTTAAGCAACAAATCTACAGAATTAATTAAATTTGTATCTTTGTAATAAGCAGTATGATTACCAACAATAGTATGGATAGTAACACCCATTTTCTCTAGTCGATCATAATAATTTTGCTTTGCCCATTCAAGAGACCAAAGATCAATAGAGCGACGATTGTCGAAAGTATCTCCCATATCAATTACAGTCTTGATTCCACTTTCTTCTAAGTATGGAAAGAATATTTCATCATAAAACTTTTTAAAGTAATCATGGAGATGTTTAGATCCCTTACGAGCACCAAAGTGCTGATCCGTGATAATCGCTACTTTCATCTATTAGAAGACTTATACTGAATATTATCCTTAATTGTATTATAGTCTGAACTGCTATTAGAAAGCAAGCTATCATCCACCATCATAACCTCATCGTAACCAGTCTTCTCAATAATCTTAGTTTTAATTTCTAATTGCTTCTTCTCTTTCTGGATTCTGCGTAGAAAGGCATAGTGAATAATTTGCGTGAAGTAAGCAAATGGATTTTTAGATTTATTAGGATCGAAGTTGTGAATATACTGTACACAGTTTTCGATACCATCAGAGATCATATCGTCTCTGAACATATAGTTAACGAAGTTAGGCTTATATGAGAGGTGGGTAGCAATCTTAAGGAAACACTCACCAAGGTAATTACTAATCCTTGGTTTGGGGAGGTCTTTTGCTTTTGCTACTGCAACTTCTGCGCGGTAGTTAATAAGCGCCTCTAATAATTCCTTATTATTTACATAATGCTCCGACTTCTTCTTTGCCATAACATTTTCTCTTCTCTATTGTAAAACTTAGTAATAATATTATACCATACTTTTAGGACTTGACAATATTGGATTTCATGAGTAGAATCTCTTTGTTGGTTTTGAAGAGAAAGCTATAGCTTAGCTAATCTATATTACTTAAAGAGACTTAGGTAGGATCTTCAGTAGCATCTCTTTTAGCATTATAGAGTTTCTCTAGCATTTTTCTTGCTTCAGAGACTGTAGATAAGTATCCCATCTTGTCATTGAGGTTTACTTTACCATCGATTTCTACATCAACATCATCGTCCTCTAGATATCTATCGTAAAACTCAATCATCTTTTCATCTTTAACTTCAGACATGGTGATAATTCGATCGTAATTAATTAAGTACATATCTTCCGTTGCTAATTCCAACCAAGGTTTTACCTTCACATATTGTCCTGTTCCATTAGATAAAATTTTCATAGTCACAGGACTTTGAACTAGGACCATAGGAATGCCATTATTTTCATCAACGGAACAAAGAGCAAAGATCTCTTCGCCAGTTACTAATTTTATTACTCCATAGAATTCATCACTCATTTAGTTTTTTAGTGGTATGTTTACAATATCATAATTAAATTTTTCTTCATTGTAGATTTTAATTCTTTCAATCAAGTGATTTAATGTATAATTTTTTCTAGACTTGCTGCTGATATCATCAGCAATGTCATATAAAGTAGCTTTTGTTTTCTGATTACCTTTCCTGAGAACTCTACCAATAGATTGCAAATTTCTGATTCTCGATTTAGATGGAGAAGCAAATATTATGTTGTGTAGATTTTTGATGTTAATGCCGGTAGAAAAGGTTCCGTAAGAGGCAACGATAATCGCATTATCCTCTTTTTCAGTGATTTCTCGAACTTTCTCTCGGTCTTGGGTATCCACTCCACCATGAACAAAAAAGACATGTCTCTCAACATCTACTATATTGCTATTTATCATTTCGTATAAAGGTTCTCCGTGACCTTCAACTCTTGCAAATAGGATCAAAGTATTACCTTTAAGATCTAAAGCAAGATTACGAATGAATTTGTTCCTTCTTTCATGATTTATAATATATTGAACTTCATCCTCAAAGGTTTCAAATTTGTTTGGTGGGTGTTTCAATAGAAGCACATTAATGTCTAAGGTAGCAACGTGCCCCTTCTTCATTAACTCTTCAGTACGAATAATTTTATACGATGGACCAAATAAACCTTCCAATACCCATTTATGAGTTTGTGATCCATCTAGAGTTCCAGTAAATCCATATCTATATTTTGCATCGCAAAGTTTTGACATTATAGATATTAAAGATTTACTTTTAAACTGGTGCGCCTCATCCCCAACTACAACTGAGAATTTCTCAAAATATTTTCGGGGGAGTTTGTAGATTGACTGCCAGGTAGTGATAGTAACTTGGGAATTTGTTTCCCTTTCTCTACCAGCGTATATCTTGTGGCAATATGAATCTACGTCCCAGCCATAATCTGCAAAGTCTTTATACATCTGCTCTACTAGCGATGTCGTCGGAACAACTATCAGAATATTTTGTCCGCGCTCAGCATGATATCGAACAATCGAATAGATCATCAGAGATTTTCCCGAAGCAGTTGGGGATATCAACAGTCTTCTATTATGCTTTAGAGCGCCGTGTACTCCGTCAATCTGATAGTCTCTAGGTTTATACTTAGAGATAGCAGTCATGTAATCCTTAACGCCTTCCTCAGAGATTGTAGGGTTCGTCTCAAATGGAAGACCGTAGTATTTGTTTTCCTTGAATTCATAAGTATATTCATGATCTTTACAGAACTGAACTACTTTATCAAGTAAACCTACATATATTTCTTTTGTTTGAATATTGAATAATCTAATCTTTCCATCCCAATACTTACTTCTATATTGGGGCATGAATTTAGCACCAGGAACCTCAAAGGTAAACTGGTCTGATAGTTCATAATAGACATGAGGTTCCGCATCTACCGTGATGTAGACCTCATTTTTCTTCTTAATAATCAAATGAGACATTACAATATAATGTACCTTATGATTATTTATTAGGGGTTGTCAACCCCTTTCTTCAGTCTACGATGAGACTATACCACTCATCACTCATGCCACTGATAATTTTATCGGCACCTTCTCTATCAGCAGCATAATTCTCTTCAATCAGATGCTCTACTACTTTTTCGTAGTGCTCATGAATTTGTTTCGCTTCTTTTGGAGTGGGTTTCATTGTTATCAAAACTTTTTTTATTATTTAGTCTCATAAGTATGCTCACAAAGCATTACAAATAATTTCATTCTGAGTGTTTTTAAATACTCAAGTTCTTCAACTGAAGATGCTACTTTTCTAGGACCAGGATTTTCTAAAGAATCGCATATGTGGTTATAGAGTAATTTTGTTTCTCTAATACCCATTTTAATTTCAACTACCCAATCGTCCGAATCGGAACGTGGCATTGAAATGTTTGTAAAGTGCTGATATATTTATCGCACATTACATACCTTGTCTTTGTTGAGATCTCTGCTGTGCTGCTTTTAAATCTTGAGTATGCCTAACTTGTGATGGAACTTCTTTAGTTGGATCATTTCTATCTGGGGCACGATTACCACCATAAGAGAAACGCTTCGCTTGATGTCCTGGTTTCAACCAGGAACTCTTTAAATTTTTCTCACGATCTACTACTTCTTTCGCTATGTTTATGTTTTGCTCAATAAACTGTTTAAAAGTTTTCATGCTATTCACTTCTTATTTCTATAATTCTGATATCCCACATTCTTTTTATCCAGTTTTGCTTCATCACGTCTTGCCTGTTCTCTAGCATCTTGAGGTGACATTCCTGCGTCTCTATTGGCGCTAGTCATTGCATCAAGATTATAGTTTCTGCGGTCAGCGCGGAAAGTGGGAATACCATAGTCCCTATCCTTAGTTCTACCAGGAGCAGGCATATCTTGACTAAATTGATGCTTCTTCCAAGCAGGTTCTGCCGCTTTCATTTGAGCTCTATGCGCTTGCGCAGCAGGAGAATTATAAGTAGCGTAGTTTTGTTGTGCTGCTTTCGCTGCAGCACCACCCAATTCTACACCTAATCTCAGATTACGTGCCCTACTCTGGTATTCTGCTTCTTTTCTCGCTGCTGCTACCTGCCTGTTAGTAGGTCTTTCATCCTTAGGTTTAGGGGCAGAACTAGGTGCAGGGGATCTCATTGCTGCAGGTTGTGGTGCAGGTGTTGCAGGGGCAGGGGCAGGGGATACTGCTCTTGTTGTAGATACTGCAGGTTTAGCAGAATAATTAGCATAACGAGCACTTTCTGTGTCCGACCAAGAACCTTTAGTAAATTTTCCGGTTACTTTGTTTAACTTACCTTGCACACCTTTTAACTTAGCAAGGACTACTGCCTCAGAACAAAACTGACTAAAAGATTTCATCTCTACAACACTTTTATTGTTATTTATAGTGTTATATTATCTGGTTGTTTATATTCCCCAGTTTGAATTGGGAAGTTGGTGCGTATTCTTTTTGTCACTTTTCCTTTATTAGTTTGCCTAGCAGCGTCCTTAGGAGTCCTATCAATTTCACGTTGAGGTCCTTTATAATCTGCCCTGTAATGAGGAATACTCCCTCCAGGACCTATCTGTGGCATTGGTGCCATCCGACCTGCATCCATTCTTTGTTTATCAAGTGCGTCTTTAAAATTTGTTCTAGGAAGACTATGAGATTTTCTTTCAGCTCTGGGATATGCTTCACCTATAAACTGCTGAAAGGTTTTCATTTTTTTATTAGTTTCCTACCTGATATTTATATTCCAATATCATACGATAAAAAAAGTCCTTACATGCTTCTGTCCTTTGTTGATCATATTCATCTGAAAATGATCCTTTTTCCAATTGATAATTTAGTGCTTTATATATTGAATGGCAATCTCTAATATCTAATTCCATTTCCACATACGGAACGCTATTGCTCTCGTCATAATCACTCTCGTAATCGTAGTTATTACTCATTTGTTAAAACTATAGTCAAGGATCATTCGATACATAGTATCTCTCAAGTGCCAAAGATGTTCTTGTTCTTCAGCAGGTCTGGCTGGAGAACCTGGCCAGTTTTTAATTGTTTCTTCTACGCAATGCCGCAGTAAACGGATATCACCAATTTTTAACTCAACTTGATAATCGAATTGTTCTGATTCTTCCATTAAAATCCTGCTTGAAATTTCTGCCATTCAATTGCATTTTTTATCTGGTATGTTCTATTAGAGACATTTCTAATAATCTCTTC